TCACTCATTAACTGTTTAAACTCTCTGTCATCTTTAGTTAATTTAGGTTCTTTAACTCCTTCTACTTTAACATATCCTATTAAGGTGAAGATTGACAATAATGAAAAGAATAATAATTTCATGGCTATTATTTTACAGATTTTTTAATAGCCCCTAAGTCTTGTAGCGTTTCTAGCTTTGTGCTAGTAGCACTTAAAGCAGTCTTACACTCTATTAGGGCTTGTGTTTTTAAGGAATCCTTATGCTCAAGGTTGGTTATTCTGTATTCCTGGCTTTGTATTTGGCCTACAAATGTGCTTTTGATGTCTATATACAAATAGGATATACCTATAAGTACAACGAATAATGTACCCACTACTGGATTTCGTGAAAACTCCTTAAAAGACATTATTGATGTTATAGGATTTAAATTAATATTGTTCTTACTTGTTGCCATAATATCTATATTCTGTTTTGTTATTTTTAATTGTTCCGTTAAGTAATTTATGTAGATATTCTGGTTTTATATTATTTTCTATAGCACATATTTTAGCACTTTCCCATGTTTTATTTGTTTTAATGGATATTACTTTTTTTGTACTTACTCCGTATTTTAAAGTCAATCTCCCTTCTTCTTTAAGTTTTTGTGCTGCTATTTTTTTATTTAAGCAAGATTCTTCACTTTCTTTTATCCCTCTTTTGTTACCTAATTTATATCTAGTTTCTTGTGATATTACTCTATTTAATTGACCTTCTCCACCATTAGTCATATTACTTAGGCATCCAGTATTCAAATCCTTTCTTCCGTATAATAAAATAAATTCTATTTCTTTTTGACAAGCTTCTTCCCAAGACAAATCATCCATTAATATTTCTACATCATAACCATTTTTAGATATATTTTGCCAATGCTTATTTCTGCTTTTAACAGAATATGCCCTTTGTTCAGTATTGCCAATACCGATATAAAATGGTTCGTTTTTATCTAATCTTATATGTCTATATATACAAGCCATTTTACTTTTTTCCTATTTTAAAGTAGATACCACCAGAGTACCCAATATTATAATTTTTACTAATATCTACGCTAAGGCCTATTAGAGCCTTATTTTTGACACTTAGCATCAAGGAAGGACTTAGTACTTCCAAGCCATTAAGTGGGCTGTATGAGCCTTTAATGCCCCAATAAAGGGTATTAGTCGGTTTACTAGCGTAGAACTCTCTTACAACGATGGTTTTTTGGGTTATATCTGCCTTAAAGCCTCTACTGATGATCCTATTTTGGCTGATAGTATCATCTATTACAAAGATATTAGAATCTTTCTTAATAGTGTCGGAATAAGCCTTGACTTGGCTATAATCGGATATTATGCGTATCGTATCGGATATATGCGTATAAATGGTATCTATGACTTTATAAGGTATAGAATCACCTTTTTTGTACTGATTTATGTACACTTTTGAGTACTGGGTATCATGGATTACCTGCACCTTCTTAAACTTGGAGGTATCGAATCCACCTGGAACTCTAGGTAAATACGAAGGTTTAACCAAAAAATATAGCCATAACACTAAAAGTACTATGGCTATGAACAAAATATTGTCCTTAACGAACTTCATTACAATTCCTCTTCTTCTTCTGTTATAAATGCGATACCTGTTGTCCAATCTTCTAGGAATGTAAAATTCTCAAGTCCATTAGGGTTTAAAACTTCAATAGGTTTAAAGTCAAAATCCTTGTTGTTTAATTCCTTAACTTGTTCAGTTAATTTCTTAATAGCTTCTTTGGTAAAAGAATATTCACCTTTCTCGTTTAAGATAAGGATGTCATTCTCTTTTGTAGAAGCGTTGTCAAGTCTTAACTCCTCAACTTTAGCTTGATAATCTTCGTGATGGGTTTTAACCTTCTCGTATAAACGGAAAAGCTTCTTTTGAGTTTTTGTTTCCTGTGAACCAATAACCGCATTAATTGATGCGACTAGGGTGTTGAGTTGTTGATATTTCATAATGTTGATTTTTTACAAATATAGTTAATTGTTATAGGTTTGGTTTAAAAGCAAATTCAAAGTTTAATGGAGCATTTTCTTTTCCTCTCTCATATACATCTTTTATTTGTTCAATTTCTTCTTGTAAATATTTATCAAATAAATCTTGATATATATCTTTAAATATTTGGTCGCCACAATAGCTTTGAATATCTAATCTTAATTTTTCAATTACTGTTTTTTCTCCTGTTTTCATAATATTGGTTTTGCCAAAATTAGTTCATTTCCCCTAAAATTTCATCAATAGGAGCATCTTGTCTTAAATCTGCTAAAATAGAATTTAAAGGTTCAGTAGGTTCAGTAGGCACTATTGGTTCAGGCACAGGTGGAATATAATCCCCAATGATTGTAAGATTAAGTACTTCAGGTGATGCACTCCAAGTATAGGCATACTCATCGTTGTTACCCCACGCCTGATACGCTTCGCCTGACATATCAAGATTACCACTAGCACATACTCCCATATTTTCATCTAATAAAGCATAGTAGAATCTAGCATACTTAAATAATTCTCCACCAATAGGGTAAAGATTAAAGATAGTTGCCGTTACTGATTTTCCGTTTATCCAACTTTGAATAGGAAAAATTGTTTTCATTTTATTTTATTTTATATTTTTAACAATAAACGATAGCTAATATTACCCCCGATGTGTTAACTTGATACGAACCACCACCATAAGAAAAGTTATATAGCCATCTACTTGTAGTAAATGTTTTAGTCGTTGTCAATGCTCTATTAGTGTATAATTGAGCACCAACCGCAAATGATGTTGAATATAATACTTGATTATCTATTGAACCTGCAATACAACTTGAAACATTAGTTGAACTTGTATCAAAACCTACTTGTAGTATAAGGTCTAATTTAGTTAAGCATTTTAAATTGGATACACCTGTAAAAGTGTCATAAAGTAATGCACTTCCATAATAAGAATAAAAATAAATACCATAAGTATTTAAATCGCCAACAGTCATTACCTCCCTTGTATCAGGCGGTGAAGTTGGATAATAAAATCCATAAAAACCACCTGTTGCAATTCCATCTAAAAATGCCTTAAAAGTTATTAATTGGTTGTTTGCGGTAGCTGCCCAAGTATCTGCCATATTAATTAATTTTAGCTTTTAGTTCTTTAATCTCTTTTTGAAGTTGAGATATTAAAATCGTATGCACATCTAAATATTTTACCGCAGTTACATCCTTATCCGTAAGTTCAGGCATTAATGAGTGTATTTGCTCTGCTGAATAACCATATCTAATATCTTTACTTTCATCACTTTTCCTTGTGTATTTTATTACATCAATGTCAAGTGCAAGTAATGGGTTAGTAGCTATAATGTCTTTACCTTTAATAGAAGAACTTTCAAAGAATGATGTTGCGGTAACTGATGAACTAAATGTAGCTGCTCCATCAAAAAATAAACCACTACCACCACCATAAATACCAAGTCTATCGCCTGCTCTATCATATTGAATTGCTCCTCTATATGTTGCAGTTGCTTCGGTAAAAAATCTTAAAAATCTACTATCGCCTGTTGTTGAATTATTCCATAATGCTAAAGCTAAACTAGTTGCTCCCGAAGTTTGTTTTATTCCAACACTTGTTTCTGATGCAGTATTGTAAAATGAACTACTATTGCCCGATATAGCACTACCTCCAACTTGTATATTCCCACTAAACCTTCCTGTACCATTAACATCTAGCTTGTAGCCTGCATCAGTAGTAGTTCCTATTAATACATTGCCTCCGTTTACAATTGTAAAGTTTACCGAATTATTAACTCCAAATTGAATTGGATTAGTGCCTGTTGACCTCATAATAGTAGCATAAGGAGTAGAACCTCCAAGTAAACCACCACCTGCACTATTCTCTCTGCCAAAATATGTTCCACCACCTGTGTTATTAAGATATAATGTAGCTGCATTTGTTCCTATTGTTGGTTGAATATTAATATCTGCATCTCCTGTTGCACTTCTAATATCTACCTTATAGCCTACATTAGTTGTTGTATTAATACCAATAAAACTACCATTATCATAAATAGCACTATTCCCTATTGTACTTGCACCTGTAAATTTAGGTAGGTAGTTGGTAGTACCTGTTCCTGTTACAGGATTAGTTAAAGCACTTTGCTTATTGTTAAATGTGTTAAAATCAGTAGCACTTAAATATCCATCACTACTTACTGATGATTGAGCAATGCTTATTGTTCTATTTGCACTTAAATCACCACTACCACTTACACTTATTGAACCTAATCCTGTTATTGTTCTTGTAATAGGAACATAGGCAGCTAAATCGCTTGTTAAAGCTATCGTACCACTTGCAGCAGGGAATGTGTAAACGTAATTTGCTCCCATTTGGAATGCTAAATCACTTGTATAACCACCATTAAATGCAGTTCTTAACCCTCCTGCATAAGCACCTAACCCAACAACACCTGCTCCATTTGAAACAGTACCACTTGTTGGAAATATTATTCCTATTGTTGCCTGTAATGCAGAATTAAAAGTTGCACTTCCTGTAAATAATGAAGTTCCACTAAAAGTTTTACTACCACTTATTGTTTCCGTACCTGCTAAATGAACAACGGCTGAATCTAAAGCGTATGTGCTTGAATCAACTGTGCCATCAGCCTTTAAGAACTGACTTGATGTGCCACCACTCTTTACTAAAGTAGTTGCGTTTAATGTACCTATTATCGTTGCTGCGTTTCCGCTTCCACTTGTCTTGTTTATGTATAATCCTTCGCCATTACCACCTTTAGTAATATTCAAAGCAATTCCGCTACCGCTTGAATGATTGATAGCAAATGTATCACTACCACCATTTGATGCAAAAGAACCTGTTGCACCTGTAATAACATCAGCAGTCAAATTAAAAGTTCCTAAATCAACATTTGCAGTTGCACCTGTGTAGGGAACATAACCTGTTAAAATTGGGAAGGTTGTTAAGTTTCCTGCTCCGTTTACATATTGTAAATTAGTTCCGTTGAATCCTATGTTAATCGTTCCGCTTGTAGTAATTGGTGAGCCTGTAATATTTAAACTATCTCCGCTTTCAGTAATGGCTACACTTGTAACGCTCCCTGTTGCTCCCGAAGCCCTTTGCCAAATTGTACCGCTATAAATAACTTGGTCGCCTACAAAGAAAACAATAGGACCAGCACCAAAGTCAACTGTTCCTGCTACATTACATAAATAAACATCTCCTTGATTTCCTGTGCCATTAGCAAGGGTTGGTGTGTTAGTAGCAGCGTTCCAAACTCCCTTGTACTCCATAACCGAGTTAGGTAATTGAGATACTAATATTTTACCATTTACATCAAGTCTTGGTACACCATTTGCAACATCAAATCCTAATGAAGTCAATACCCCACTTGTTCCAATAATTACATCTTGTAAATTCCTAACTTTCGCACCTCCAGTAATCTGTATCTGTTGACTCATTCTATTTCTAATTAATTATTTTACAATCATTCTGACAAACTCATCCACCTCTAATGGTCTTGCCGTTGCAAAGGTAAGAACTCCTGTGGCACTATTAAAGGTAACATTCTCATCCGTTGGTACACCGCTTGTAGCTATCGCTCTAACCTCTACACCACCTCTTGTAACTGATATACAAGTAGATCCGATTGCCCCTGCGAATGTTACACTTGTTTCACCACCTGCTGCCGTATAAGAAAAACTATTCACGCTTGAAGTTGATATTGTAGAACCTCCGTCTATAACTTGAGTTCCTGTTATTGAATAAGCACCTGTTCCTTGTAAATTAGTTGAATAAGATGAAGCATTCTCCATTGGGCCATTAATGTCTAAAGAAACTATGTTACAAGTTCCTGCAATAATAGAATAGCCATAAGTATCGCTTCCGTCTCCATTATCGTTATCTATTGAGAATCTAACCTCTATTGACTGCTTGTTTTGAAGCTTACTCAATAAAGATAAATAGGAATAACCTGACAAGGCGATTAAGCCATCTACGCTTACATCCCAATTTATTTGAGAACCTATGTACTCTTTGTAAGAATTAGAGGCATAAGTAGTAATTTCATTTTGATCTACAGAAGTGCTAAAAGTACAATTAGTTGAAGCTCCAAACGGAGTTCCTAGTGGTATAGTTGTATCTACTTGAGCTGGATTACTGCCTTGCGTATAAATGGTGATTTGATTGGTAGTTGTACCTAGGTAAATAACCTTAACTAGAAGCCTATCTGTAGATCCTATAATCGTTTCGGTAACTGTCATTGCCGTAGTATATAAGGTCTTTGTTAGGGCTGTTAAGGTCGTTGTTGCCGATGTAAATAACAATGTCGCAACACTACCATTATATTTGTATAGTTCATACTTAACTTGAGCTCCTGCAAAGGCAGTAACAATAGAGTAATATGCACTAAAAGTCCAAGTTCCTGCTGGTATTGTAGTTACTCCAGGCTCTCCAGCATCTGTAATAAACGCAGCTATTGTACCTGCTCCTGTTTTAGTAAAGTTTGATGAGGTTTCTACCTCTTGAGTTCTGCTCATTTGCTTACACACAATGCCATCAAAGACACCTCCGCCAAAATCTCCATTAAAGAAATAGGTAGCGTTGCTATCATATTCATATAAAACTATATTTGTTCCATTAATCGCAGATGCCATTTTATTATTTTTTTAAGTTTAATGTAGGTGTCCCAAAATTAGGATTAAATGGTATAGCAGCATTATAGTTAATCTTAAATAAAGAAGATGACTGAATTGCTTGTTTTAAATCCCACTTAAAGTCTTTTAATAGATAGTTATAACTTGTTCCTAAACTATAGTCAAACCTTCTATTTATCCAATATCCTAAAGACTTAAACTCACCTAGTATTGTATATTGTGTTTTTAGCATATCCACCCCAACATCTTCTGCCACTAATTGATAAAGTGGTACAGTACTATTTGTTTGTCTTCCAAATTCATCTAATACATGAATATTATTAGCGTCTACCATTGTTCCTAAATATACCGAACTCATTACTGCATCATCATTATTATAATTAAGATAATTGTTCAAGGTAGTTATAAGAGCACTATTAGTAAAATAATTGCCAATATCATATGTCATATCTTGAGCATTAAATTTATTAAATACATAAGATAGATATTGAACAGAATCAAAGTTGTTTACTTGAGATGATGTGCCATAATGTGCAATATTAAAAAACAATAATTCTTGATATGGGAAAGTGCCTCCACCTGCATAGAAAGGGTTATATATAAACAATGTTAAAGTGCCATCAACAGGAACTGTGGTTTGATTTTTCCATGTAGAAGTATAAGTAGAAAACCTATAAAGCATAGTATCTGTAGCAACAAAAGTAGCAGTTCCGTTTACAAAATATGATGGGTTTGATACATCATCAGGGATAAGCATAATCTTATACCTATTCTCATTACCTGCGATATTAATGTCATTCCATTCTATATTTAATATATCACCAGCTTTTACTTTTACATTCTCGCTTCTTAAGTAATCAGCAGTATCTAGCATATTGGTAGTATATGATGTAATTAATACACCACCTGCCGTTGGGTTCAACTTACTATATGTCATTGTTCCAAATTCATAAAAAGCATCAGGTTCAGCACCTGACCAAGATTGGAAATAAGCATTTAATATGTTTTTGGCATTTTGTATTCTATGTATAAACTTAAATGAGTTTTTAGGGATATTTAATCCCATTAACATAGATTTGTTTAGTTGCTTAAAATTGTTTGTGCCATCTACCTGTATAGATGCAGGATATGTTGTCGTATAAGTTGACTGATAATTACCTGCATTATTATATACAAAATAAGACGGTGTAGCGTTCCTAGTTAAACAACCATAGCTTTCTATGTGCCAATGGTCATCTTTATAGTAGCATTCCCACCCATATTTTCTACATAACTGTTCTAATATTTCATAATAGGTTAAGTATGTACCAGGCTCAGTACAAAAGTAATTGTTCCTAATAGACATACTTTCTATATTTCTACCAGCAACACTTGCAGTTTGATAGAATTGATTAACCCATATATCTAACGAAAGGTCTGATTTTGATAAAGCACCTGATATATATTTTATAATAGATGTCTTATCACCTGCTCTAAAACCAAATAGGTTTAAAGTATCAAAGTATAATCTGCTTTGCTTTAGCTTACCTAATCCATCTACAAACACTAAAGAATAACTAGCCAAGTCAACTACGCTAAATTGTATGTTTTCTGATGGTAAAAAAGTTCCTCTCCATATCACACTTGTTGCAGTAAATGAACTACCTGAAGCAGTACCATTCTCAACAGTTATCATTATGTCATTATCATCTGCATTAAGAAACTCTTGAATATCAAAGTTAGGAGAGTTGTATATGTTTAATGTTGCCTTTGTTGCTATAATAGGCACATAAGAATCACCATCTGCATTAATGGTTTCTATTGTTATTGGGCTTGTAGTTCCATATAATGGATATTTATCTCCTGTATATCCATCTAAATATATTCTAATTCTATACGCATCTACTACACCGCTAGGTGGTTGGTATATATCGTTAAATATTAACTCGTATTTAGGTGTTGTAAATGCCATATTAGAATGATAGGTTATTGTTTCTTTGAGCCTTGTTCATCAAAATTAGTAAATCATTTCCGCTTATTCTAGCTTCAAGTGTACCGCCTCCACCTCCTATTAAGTTTTTAAGCTTATCTAATGGAGCTACAATTTCAGGATTGCTTCTAGCACCAGGATATTCCCCCATTAACCCCATTGTAGGGCCACTAACTATACCGCCATTTGCAAATAACTGAGAACCTAATCCCATACCACCACCAACTAGATTTCCAAACATTTTCATTGCCCCACCAGCCTTAGCCACAGTACCTGGGAATATTAATGATAATAACGCAACCGCAATAGCTGCTGCTATAGCAACCTTAATAAGCTTTTTAATTATATCATTAAATGCCTTTGATAATACCTCGCCTATATTTGCTCCTTTTTCTAATAGCATATCTAAAGCTGGGCCTAAGGCATTCATAATCCCTATGCCCATTTTTAACATTTCGGCCATAGCTGCTTTTGATTCAGCTAAAACTGTTTGGTTTGATTTCTTTCTAAGTTCAATTGTAGCATCTATATATTCAGATAGCTTTATACTACCATCCATAAATCCTTTATTCAATGCTATACGCATATTTTCTTCTGCTAATTGTATTTTAGCAAAACTACCTTCTGCCTCACTTACCTCTAATTGGTATTGTTCTTTTAAGAAATCAACTCTATCTTTCGAGGCTTTCTTTTCATAAGCCATTTTATCTTTAAATGCCTTAGCGGCCGCTAATGGATCTACTTCTGGTTCTTTAATATAAGCTACTTCCCCACCAGATGCTGCTAATCTTTTAGCCACATAAAGAGCCAATTTATCTGCTTCTTTTTTAGCATTTTCTAATTTTTTCTTTGCAGCGGCAGCTCCTTTATTTTTTTTATCATCACCAGTATCACCTAAATCAATGGCAGTCGTTTCAGCACTTGTATATATCTTTTGTAGTCTATTTAATTCTCTATCTATTGAATCTACAAATGATTTTATGGCATTTTCTTGATCCCTTATTCCGCTAACACTAGCATCAATTAATCCTTTTAAATGTTTTGCAGATGATGGGAATTGTCTTACAAAGTTTACTGCCGCTTGAACTCTTGCAGTTTTTTGTAGTGCTAGTTGATAAAGCTCTTCATCTTTTGCAAACTTTTCAGCAGCTAATTTATTTATTTTACTTGCTACTGCGGTTGCTTTTGCTCTTTCAATTATTGCTGTTTTTACACCATCTGTAGCTTTAGAAACATCCCCATTAAGTATTTTTTCTTTATCTAAATTGCCAAAATATGAAGGATATTCGTCTTGTAAGCTTTTAACCGCTTTTAATCTTTTTTGCATTGAAATCTCTTGATTCTTTGCAATAGATACTAATGCGTTCATTTTAGCTATTTCTTCACCTGCCGAACCCATTGATGATTTAAGAGTTTCATTATATTCCTTTTGAGCTTCATTTAAAGCATTTGTAGCATTTTTTGTTTTAAATAAACCTGCATCCCATGCAGTAAATAAAGCGATAACTGCTGAACCAACTAAATATAATGGCCCTGCCATTCCTGCTATACCACCCATTAATGCAGGTAAGTTATTTTGAATACCTCTAAAACCATAAGGCAAATCCTGAATAACTAATGCAAGATTAGTCCATTGCATATTAGATTTTTTAACAGAGTTCCCTGCCGATGCTGCTGCTTGTGCTGCTTGTGTTTGTGCAGTAGCTAATTGATTCATACTAGCAGCTAAATCATCTACACTTTTCTTAGTAAATTTTAAATCTAAGTTATTATCCTTTAAATATTGGCTAAGCTTCTTTGCTGATGCAGGAACATTCCCTAGATCAAAGTCAAAGACTATTTTAACCATTTGATTATCTGCCATTATCTTATCGGTTTAGCGATTTTGTATTTATTTAAAACTTCTTCTAGTTCCTGTTCTGTCATCACTCTCTGCTTCACAAAGTTACGAGTATCGCAGTCTAATTCAATAAGCTCTTGCGGCTTAACTTTCTTACCCTTTGGTAATTGAATATTGATTAGTAGTGTTGTCTGCCACCTAGCCCTAATCCACTCTTGTTCTTCTTGATGCCTATATCCGTACCACACAAAATCTAATTCAGCCATGGTCATCTCCCAAAACAAATGGGGAAGCACTTTGCACTCCCCCATTGTATATCTTTCTATGTCAATCCACTCTAATTTTTTTTTACTCCATCTTTTTTACTTGACTTTGTTGGCTTATCTTCTATACCGCTATTCATACTTTCCGAAAGTGCTGACATTACTTCTTGGAACTTTTGTCCTCCCATTCCTCCAATATCATCTATCCAATCACACACTTCCATTTCTGTAAAGTTTGGAGTAATGCCTTGAGAATATAATGGATATTCAGCAGCCGATTTCAGCAAGTTAACAATAGCATCAAGTGTATCTTTGCCACTTAAAGCATCCCCTATGTCAGAAGGCCCTATCCCTTGTAATTGACAGAATCTTTTAAGACTCCAAGTACAAAAACGCATCGGTATCTTCTTTCCATCGGAAAGAG